GGATTTTTAACTACCTGCGCAATTACTCTGAACACATACACCCTTGTATCAAAAAATTCGCCATGCAAATCCCAAATGAGACTGAGACCTTGGTATTCAACGCCATTGGAATCCAGCCACGCATTCGGGGGGTGAACATATCGTTGCCGATTCCCACGGGCGGTACAATTAACCAGACCCGCTTCGTCGACGTAGTAACTTAGTTCACCTTCGGCCATCGTTCCACACGCATCATTAAATACGTGGAGCGATGCAAATAACTTGCGGTCACCAATAATACGGATCCAGTCACGAGGATCGACGTAATACATTGAATGTTGCGCTAATAAAAGATCTTTACCAGCGTGGTGAGGGCAAACCTCGATTAAACAACCGCAGTGATCCCAAGGGCTTCGATTAGCCATCAAACGACTTTTAATTTGTGTCGCGACGACTTGATCTCGGCGTTGAGCATCACCGGTTTGAATAACCGGTATAACATGGTGTACACTATCTATATAGCTTTCGTATTCCAGGCTCGCAATCGACGTACGGAGTCGAGAGGCATTTGACCCAATGTCAACCAACGACAAAGGACGGCCTAATAATGTAGATTCTTGCTTGGCTAGAGCTAAAATCACATGTTCAGCCATGAAACGACCAAAACCTGCACGGAAATGGCCATTATGGGGTGCTCCTGGAGCGAAAATTGGGAACAACCCGACTTTTTCAAGACTATCATATTCGTCTGGTCGAGGCTTATTCTCAATGTACACCGGCAACAACTCTCCAAAATCTTTAGCGTTCTCTAAGATCAGATAATGTATCTTAGCACCAGTCTTTGACATGGTAACCGCATTCATTTGTAGGACAGAGTCAATTGCCTTAACAATTGTGGATTTAAGGACTCCTCTAAAAAGGTCGTCCTTCGGCCGATCCACACCACTGGGCGATGGTTCTTGTTCGTCTTGCCCGGTTTGGCTTTTACGTGGCCTAACGTTGCTTTTACGTGGCAAAACGGAGCTTTTACGTGGCATAACGGGGTAAAAAGTTTAGAACGTAAGTTAAACAACGGAATTAAATCAACGGTGTTTTGATTAAGGCAAAAATGTTGAAAGGGGGTTAATAACGTGCTATTAGAAAATCTGAATTAACTAGATATTCTAAAGCAACGCTATTTTTAATGCAAATAAAGT